GCCACTTCGTGGTCGGCTACGCCCTTCTCTTCCATGAACTTTTCGACCTCTGCGAGGCCCTCGTCGGTGTACCCACTCGCGCGCAGTTTCGAGCGGCCCTTTTCCCAGGTGCCCTGAAGCTGCGCCATCTTCTCGCGCTGTTCGCGCTTGTTTTCGGCTTCCTCGAGCTTCGCTGACATCGCTTCAAAGCGTTTGGTCAGATCGCTGACTTCGCCGCGCACGGCTTCGGTCGCGTCCAGTTCGGGGATGAGGGCGTCGGGATCCAACACCTTCTTGGCCTCAAGGACCATGCGGCGGGTTTTGGGGTTCGCCAGGAGCCGGTTAAGCTCGTTGGTCACCTTCTGGTGAGCTTCGAGCTGGGCCTGGTCGATTTCCACGAGGGCCATCGGTTAGCCCTTGTTCGGGATGTGGGAGATCGACATGTCGGTGCTCTTCTGCGCGTTGGGCAGATGGCTCTTACGACCGCCGATATCGATTTGGTCCATCGGGACGCGCACGATCATCGAATCGTTGCCCTTGGGGATGGACTTGGTGTTGTCTTGAAAGATGTTGACCATGGTGATCTACCTTATGCCGCTGGAGGTGCTGGGGGCGCCGGGGGCGCGCCGCCACCGGCAGGAGCTTGTGGGCCCGCCTGCATCGCGCGCATTGCGGCGACCTGCGGTGCATTCTGCTGCTGCTGCGACAAAAGCCGCTGCATCGTACTGGTTTGAACCCCGGGGGGAACGGAGCCGGGCGGGACGTGCTTGGCGAGCGAGTTTAACGCCTTGAGCACGGCCTGACCCGGCTCAGACCCAACCCCTAAAAGGGGAACGGTCTCTTCCATTAGCCGGACGACCACCGCCAACCGTGAAAGTCCTGCAGCTTCCTGGCCCCGATTGGGGACAGGCTGGCTTACCGGGGAGGAGCCAAAAGGCGGCTGACCCGGTGCCCCACCACCAACACCCGGAGGTGCCGGCGGTGCGCCTGCACCACCCGGAGGCGGCGCAGCTGGATTCATAGCGGGGGGTGGCATGTCCGGCATTGGATTACTTGCGACCCTTGCGGTGAGACTTGCGAGCCATGACTGCCTCCTGAGTTTGAGTTGAACGCCCGAGGGGGCTCCTCTCCCAACAACCGCCACCCGGCGTCCGTGAAGACGAAGGAAGGCAACTGCCTCGGGTATTTACACGTTTACGAAAGCCGACGTTGACCGCGAAACAAGCGTGATGTAACGTCCGTATCACCCGGTAATTTAAGGATCGACAGTGTCGGATTGGATGACCACGAAGCAGGTAGCGCCGATCTGCGGGGTGTCTCGTCTGTGGCTTTTCAGGCACCGGAACGACGGCGTGGGGCCGCCTTACCACCGCCGGGGTCGTAAGGTCCTCTATCGACGCGATGAAATTGAGGCCTGGCTTAACGCCCAACGTGTAGGGGCGGCGCGGTAGGGTCTGGTTGCGGGAGCAGGATTCGAACCTGCGGCCTTCTGGTTATGAGCCAGATGAGCTACCGGGCTGCTCTACCCCGCGCCATTCCTTTGGTGAACACGGTAGGATTTGAACCTACGGCCCGCTGATTAAGAGTCAGCCGCTCTACCACTGAGCTACGCGTTCTTCCCCGCGGTCTTACTTCTTTCCGTGCCCTTTGGTCAAGATTTCGGGATGTTCGGATATGAGTTTTTGCTTGGCGTCCTGCATCTGCTTGTAGCGCTGTTTCAGCAGGTCTTTCTGCGGGAACGGCAGCAATTCGATCGCGCTGTCGCCGCCCAGGAACCCAGCCTTGAGGCCGAACCCGATCAGGTCCTTGTGGTCTTCGGCGAAGATCGGGCTGGTGGAGTGGCTGTCAACGGTCACACGGCGGTCTTCCGGCAGGTCATACAGCAGGAACTGCGACACGGGACCCGTGGTCGGGTCGGTCGAGTACATCTTGCCGTCCTTCTGCTGGAGCAGGCTCAGGGTCTTGTCCGCGGCGGCGGCGCACTGCCGTTCGAGAAGCAGCGCGCGGTCCCGCATGCGGGGCGATGCCATCCGCGTGAGCGTCTCGGCATGCACACCCGCGCGAACGCCGGCTTCGCCCTGGCCGGACATGATGTTGTTGAACCCGGCGACCTCTTCCATCGACTTGTGGATAAGCTCGATGAACTGGAACATCTGTCCAGGCATCTGCGGCGTGAGGTCGGTCACGCTGCCGCCGGCGCCCAAGTCCACAAACCCGGCGGTTCGGAACTCGGCGTATTTCTCGTCGTTGATGCCTTCGCCGCCGCTGAACGCCAGCAGCTTGTCCACCTGGAGGCCCATCATGCGCTTCGCGTCGTCGTAGAGGGTCGACAGCAAGGCCTGAGGCTCTGCCAGGTCGATGATCTCCGACTTGCCCCAAACCAGTCCAGGCACACGGTTCGCCTGGATGAGCGAGAACGGCTGAGTTTCGGGGGCGAAGAAATTCTCCCGCTTGAAGTACGGGCTGACGATGATGTCCGGCTCGATCAGCAGGACCGTGGTGTAATCCTGGCGGTCGTCGTCCTTGATGTACAGCTCGTGGAACTGCACGAGGTCGATCATGAGTTCCGGCGGCACGACGCCGTTGGGCGCGTCGCCGGACAACTGGACCACACCGCCGGGCTGCTGGCGCTGCGTTTCAAGGTCGGTGTTCAGGATCGAGGTCGACAGCACGTTGTGGAAGAAGCTGTTGTCGACGGTGTCGGCGCTCTCCCGGTTCGAATGGGACTTGATGCGTCGGTACATACTCTCGGCGTCGGGCAGGTGGCTGATGCGCCGCCAGACTTCTTCGAGGGTCATCAGGCCGCTTTCGCACACCGCCTCTTGGTCGTCGAGGTTGTTCATGTCTTCGCGGTACACGCCGAACTGCCAGGGCATGACCAGCTTGGCTTCGAGCCCGGCGTTGCCCCACATCTGTTTCAGGATTGCCGCACCGTAGCGCAGCGAGATGTCCACACCCTCGGCGAACATCACGTCGATGTCCTTGCGTTCCCATTCCCGCGTTAGGACCCGGGCCGTGATCTCGCCCTGCGCCAGGACAGACCGGTCGTAGTGGCTTTCGAAGTCCAGCACGAAGCGCAGATCCACCGGGCTGAAAAGGTGAGACGCCGAGCGGTCGATGTGCGCGTTGAGCGTGTTCATGATCGACCGCGACCCGTTGGGCCGTCCGGTGTCGATCAACAGGCTCTGGGCACGGGAAAGCGCGGCGCGTGACGAGGCGGACGCCCGGCAAGCGTCTTTGACCATAATGACCTTGCGCAGGAGGTCAGCCTTCGATTTCGGCAAGATCACGTTGCTTGACCTTTGACACGCAGCGGGTTAAGTCAGGGCGTTTCCTCTGTCTAATACCCTTGACCCCCGGTTGGTAATACCCCGACCGGGGGTTCTTTTTCAATGGGTTTGGTCACGACTTGGGGAAGTGCTGCCCCATGTTCCCATTCCGCGCCACCTGGGACGCCGTCATGTTGTGGTTTTTCACGACGCCCTGAAGCGCCTGGACGCCGCCGCCGGCGAACGGACCGTTACGGGTCGCCTTCGCGAAGTCCGCCCCGGCTCTCGAGTCCACTAGGCCCGTCGTGCCACGCGTCTGCGCCATCACCCGCGTGACCTCGTTGTTGACGACCACGCTGCTGGTCTCGCCGGCCCGGGCGTCGTCTCGCATGTTCGTGATCTTCATCGCGTCCATCTCGGACACGTTCTCGCCCAGGGCCTCGGCGGCCATCTCAGCGCGGTTCTGCGCGGCCTGCTCCATGCCCCGGTAGACGTTGTCCGCCACCTTGCCGATCGACTTGGCTAGGTGCGGTGCGGCCAACTCAGGCTGGGTGTCGCGCATGTCGCCGCCGCACAGGTCGCACACCAAGGGCGGCGGATCGTCGTAGCGGTCGTGCAGATGCTCGAACGTGCCCTGGCAATCAGGGCATTGATATGTGCGGATTACGGGCATGTGTTAACGGCCTCTCCACGCCATGCGGGCTGCATCGAGGGCGGCCGCACGGCGGTCGGCTACCTTGCCCTTGAAGTACTGGTTCAGCTTGTGCTTCGACAGCAGCCGGTATTGATCTCCCGGCGACAGGGCCGACTTGGACCGCTCGAACTTGTACGTCCGGTTCGAACTGATCAGGCCCTTGCGCTCGTGCTGCTCCCAGCAGACGATGGCCATGGCCACAGCCAGCACACGGTCGTCGTGGTCGTTACCCTCGGCCTTGATGCTGTCGCCGTCGCGCGTGACCGACCGCATCTCCTCGATCATGTCGCGCGACCGGATGATCAGGCCCCCGTTGGTCAGGAAGTCACGCAGGCGCTCCATCATCGGCACCTTGTTGACCGACGTCGTCTTCCAGTGGATCGACCCCTGGCCAGGGATCAGCGCGTCCGGCCGCGAGTATAGGTAGCTCTTGCAGTTCTGGAAGAAGTTCTTCAGGCCCTGCTCTTCCGCCTCTTTCTGCAAATATCCGTTCGTCACGATGCGCTTGAGCATCTGGTACTCGTGCAAGACCGCGGAGCCGGGGCCGTTGATCTCGAGCATCAGGCGGGTGTTGCGGTACCACCCCATCAGGCTTGCCAGGACCCAGGCGAACTGGTGGGGCTGCACGTTCGGGCTGGCAAACTCGGCGACCTGCTCGATCTTATCGGCGAAGCACCGCATGACCTGGGCGCAGCTGCGGTCGTTGTTCTCGTTCGCGCCGTATGCCGGGTCGGCGGCGATGACGTACACGCCGTCGGGCTTGGGCTCTTCCCACACCTTCAACTGGATCTCGCGGCGCGTCCTGGCCGGCTCGATCCCCATGTGGATGAACTCGGTGCCGGTGTAGTACTTCCACGACTTGAACTCGTCGCTGGCGATGCTCTTGTTGATCTCGGTAAGGCGATCGGACGAGAAGAAGTTGCTACCGTCGGTGGTGAACATCTCCTCTTCGACCCACGGGTGCTCACGGCCCTGGTACTCGTCGAACGCCATTTCGGCGTCGTCTTCCCCTTCGTCGTCTTCGCCAAACGCAAACGGGTTCGTCTCCTTGCGGTACCACGCCAGCTGTTCGCGGGTGATCTCCCAGCCGTACCGCCCCTTGACCTCGGCGATCCGCTTGGCTTCCTCCCGGGTGATCGCCGGGGACCCAAACTTCTCGAACTGCAACGTGTTCGCCCGGATCCGATGCGTCGGCACCAGATACCAACCGGTGAAGATCGTCGCCTCTTCGAGGTCGTTGGACACCGCCTTCTTCCACATCTGGTGCCAGTCGGACCCCACGTTGCGGCCGGTCGATTCCCACAGGAACAGCCGGTCGGGGTTCTCAAGCGCCAGGGACTTACGGAACGACGACAGGCCTTCGGGGTTGTTGTAGGTGCCGACCTCGGATGCGTGGACCATCGTGAGGCCCTGGCCACGGCCAAGGGCGCCGCCGCCGGCGGTCTGTTTCACGCCCGCCGACAGGAAGGTCACAGTGCTGCCGTTGGCAAACCGACCGCCGTAACGGTTGGTCTTGAAGGCCGGGAATTTCAGTTTCGCCGGCAAGTTACTGAGGATGAACTCGACCTCGGTCCGGGCCTCTGACATGTGTTGGGCGGTGTCCAGAAGGAAGGCCCCGCGTGACCCTTTGTGCATCGCGATCCACATGGCCGAGAAGGGCCGACAGATCGTGGAGATGCCCTGCTGACGGCCTTTCCCCCATTTAAAATCATGGATCCCGCGCTGTAATCCCTCGAAAATTAAGTCCAGGCCGCGCTCCTGGGCGGGGTATAATTGCCCACCCAGCGTGATTACGCCGCGCTCTTTCGAGGGGATTACGCAGTAATTAAGGAACTCAAGGAACACATCCTTGTAGGCGGCGGCCTTGTCGTAAGACCACACCTCGCCTGTCTCGGCCATATAGTCCGCGGTATGTACCGCCGGAGCGGGCAGGTTACCGTCCATAGCCTCGGCCTGGCTGCGGGGCGGTCAAGCGCTGCACGGCGACCTCGGTCTGTCCTTGGACGGACGACCAGAACACCGCGGCGTTGGGCGTGGTGGTCACAAAAGCGCCGTCCAGCGGGTTGCCGTCTTCCGGCGGGACGATCAGGAAGGCGCCACCGAACTCAGTCGACGCGTTCCGCTCCAGCCGGTCGGCCATAGCCCGGAACAGTTTAGCGGCTTCGTTGGGGGTCATTGGGTCTTCTCCACTGTGTACACTAGGCCCCCGGTTTCCGCGAACCGGTACGTGATGTTTTTCTTCGGCGCGGGTCTTGGTGTTGTATCCCAGCCGTTGAGTTGGGCGACAGTGTATAATTTCGGCTCGATCAGGAACCCAACGCCAAGCGGGCCTTCCCTCAACGGCAGGGAGAACACGTCCGGCTCCAGTTCCAGGGTTTCTTTGGGGACGCAAATCCAATCCGGGCGGTTACCGCCCAGCTCATTCGTCGCCCTCCTGATGAAACGCCTTAGGTCTTCTTCTGAATAGATCATCGATCCCTCGCGTTCGATATGGCCGTCGCGTCGTAAGCCTCAAGGTCGGCGCGGGCCCGGGGGTTCATACCCTGAACTCCGATAGCAGACGTTGGAACGCCATGTCTTGGCGGTACATGTCCAAGTAGATCCTGGGTATGACCGCCTCACGCGTAGTCTGCGTCAACATCGCGTATAATTCCGGCGGGGCCCGCATAATTAGCGGGGTTTTCACGGGCATCAGGAGGCCCGCGGTTTTGATCACAGCGGGAGCTGCGAATGCCGCTGTCAGGCCCGTGAGGAACCCCCGGCGACGTAGGATCATCCGCCGTACTCGTGGTCGAATTTACCGCGGATGTGCTTGTGCAGGGCTTGGCCGATCGACGGAGCGTTCGTCACGCGTTCAGCCACATCGGGCGGAACACCGCCATAAATAGCGGTTTTGCCGGAATTATAGGTCACATGCAGCGCCTTGGCGTCTGCGTCGTAACCCACTGAATTTATGTGGCTGCTGAAGACTTTGGTCATGGTGGGGGGCATTGGTGAGGAGCCTTTGCTGGTGGTCCATAATCACAGAGAAAACGTCCGGGGTCAAGCGTAACAGTGAGAATCGTTTATTTTTATGGGGGGCGCGGGGGTGTGTGTCCCAAGAATCATGGACTCCGCGTCCCGATGCGTTTCCGGATCGGCATCGAGCGGACCCGGAATGATCGGCGATCGATCCGAACCGGACGCGTTATAATGAGCACCGCATATGATCGGCGCCGCATATGATCAGCCAGGCCCATGGTATGCTAGGCTCATGATTGCCAGGTAGCGATCGAGGCGATGGACGATCGAGGCGGCGGGTGCGATGGACGATCGAGGCGATGGACGCGGATGGGGAGCTATAATTATGGGTGAAATTATGGGTGCGGATGGGGCGACTGGAACGGATGTGGCGCAGGGGGCGCAGGGTCGCGCCAAGCGGCCGCGCGCTGTTACAGTCAGGCCTGCGCCTAGACGTGTAGACCCCTCTGCGCCAGGCGCCGAGCTGTGGGGCGCCTGTATGGGCGAGCTGTGGCCCTGGCGTTACAGAGAGTATCCCGGCTGGCGCGCCTGCGCTGCCGCTGCACTAGGGTTGTCATCGAACACTGTCGCGCGGTGGTGCCGAGCTGGCACATATGCCGGTGTAACTGCGCCAGCCGCCAGACGCTTATCTGCATTGCTTAAATCGCGGGCCTCCACGGCAATACACCTCGCCGCAGAGCTAGACAAATATGCCGACGATCGAGACGCGACCGCAACGAAAAATGCTAGGTATAATCTGCGGATTATGAGGATTGAGGAACGCGATGGGTGGCGTTCGAGACCGCGCAAATTGAAGCCTTGACAGTGTTATTTTTATCTGGCGTTATGATCCCGCAAACAACATCAGAGGAGCACACACCATGACAATCGTATACAACGGCCCGAGCATGCTGGACGGCTCTCCAATCGTCGCAATCGTCACGATCGGCAGCAAAAATGCTAAAACTGGCGCGATGGCGCAGCTCTGGATCATGCGCAGTGACATGGATCCTGTCACAGCATCACGGACTGGCGCGGATGAGGCGGTATGTGGCACATGCCCACATCGCGGCAATCCGACAGGCCTAGACCATGGCCAAGCCTCTCAGCGCGCGTGTTACGTAGTGCTCGCGCAGGCTCCGCTCGGTATCTACAAGGCCTTCAAGCGCGGCTCATATCCCCTGGCTCGGACGGTCGACGCGATTGCGGCGGTTGGAGCCGGCCGCATGGTACGCGTTGGAGCATACGGTGACGGCGCCGCTTTGCCTGCGTGGATCACATCAGCGTTGACCCGTGACGCGGCCGGCCACACTGCATACAGCCACCAAGCCGGCCGGCCCGGCGCTCGGTTTGAGCCCGAACGCTACATGTGCAGTGTCGCGAGCAAACAGGCGGCCGAGGAAGCTTGGTCTCGCGGGTGGCGCACTTTTCGCATTGTCGCGGATGCTGCCGATCTGGTCGCAGGTCGCGAGATTGAGTGCCCTGCAA